AGACTTACATAAGAGTTAGTTTCATTTTCATTAGGTAGTTTAACCGCATTAGTAGCATCTTGAAGAGAACCTGATTTATAAGCATTATCTCTGAAAGCATCTGCCCCTGTGCCGAAAGAAATAGCTTGTATTGTATAGTTTGAGGTATCGAGTATTGAAGAAGTTGCATGATCCTCAATCCCAGATAATGATGGGGAGACAGTCATTATATCAGCTAAAAGCTCCCCAGCCCCATCAGCAAGCATATTGGAGTCTTTATAAAGTAAGGTATTCCCTTTCCAAATTTCTACTTCACCTCTCATTAGTTATCAAACTCCACATTTGTATATTGCAACCAATTAGCTGATTTAGAATAGCCAGGAGTCCAATCAGGCTGTATTCTATAATTTAGCCTACTTCCCCCACTCAATTCTAATGTGCTAGAAGTAATTACAGCATCTCTAGAAGCAAGAGAAGTTGAATAAAGTCCTGTGCCTTGTCCCATCAATCCATTATAGAATTTAAATACATCTCTGAGCTGCTCTTTATTTAAATATATTTTATCTTCTTGTACAAAAGGTGTTAAGGGTATCCCACTAGTTTCTATTCCATGTGCTGTGCCAATACCAGCATTTTCCCTTTGGGTCACATCCTGAAGATTAATTGAATCTAAAAGAAGGTATTTATTGGAATTACTATTTGGAACAAAGAATACTTCAACAATATAATTTGTATCTTCCGTATTTACTTGCTCTGTAATTTCATAAACTTCGTTATCCATGGGAATAATATCTAAATATTCTGAATTATTATGTATAGTATAGTTTCTAGTATCAAACTCAATCACAAAATTTTCAAAGTAATTAGATTTAATATTTTTTAACGTATTATTATTTATTTCTATATTAGAATCTGAATAATTTCCTAAACAGTATTCTTTATCCACAAAACTAGGAGGCTTCTCAGAAAAAGTATATTTATGTGATAAAACATTATTCACTAAAGGAATAGAAATTCTAGATTGCTTTAATACTTCCCACTTCTGCTTCGGAGTCCAGCTCCATAATATTCCCTCCTTAGGTTCTGTATGAATCCAGACACCCACAGAACCTCCTCCAAGAAGGGAGCTATTCTCTTCTGCTACTAAGGACTTAATATCTAATTTAAATTTGTGATCTTTTATAAAGTAATTTCGTCTATCTCCATAAGCCGAGAGGTCAAACCTAATTCTAGGCAACCCTCCTACTGATTTACATTTAACCACAGTATTATCAATTAGAGTATTCTCCATTCCTTTAGTTGCCGTTGAAGAATCTAATTTAAAAATAGTAAACTGATTAGCCGAAGGTGCTCCAGAGATATCGCAGAATTCTACTCCGCTAAGAATAGCTGGGTTTCTTAATTCCGCATTATATCTATTTCCCTGAACCCAGGTCCCAGATAAGGGAACCACGCTCTGATTAGCTTGATCCGCAATGTAAGTTCCGTCTGCGCCCTCGTACCACACGTTTTCATTATTGATTGCGCTTGCGCTATCCGTAGTAGAAGCAATCATATTTCCTACAGCAGACCCAGCTAGAGCAAAATCACAATTGAATAACCCTAAATTAAATACTTGAGAAAATAAATTACCCCCTGTCTTATCTAACTCATTCAATCCCAAAGGATGTTTTGCAAAATATTTACAATAATCTCTATGTGCTCGCTGTAATCCTGTGCCAAACTTAAAGTTTTCATAATCTGTAAAAGAGTTTAAAACATACCCACTAGCAATAGCAAGATTAGCCAAGCTCTGTTTATTGTTTTTCCAATAAGCATCTGAATCATATACACTTGTGGAACTTAAAAGCATAGATCCTTGGTCATAAGCTTTTAATTCAAACAATTGGTGCATTGTATTGTATATCCTGGGGACTTGCCCTCTATCAACATATCTCGCAGTAGCAGAAGCAATCTCTGGCATCTTACTATTAGATCCTAATGCAGAAAGCCCTCGATACGGGAAGGTAGCACTAGTATAAACTCCTAAGAATTGTCGTGAAGAATCAAGCTTCTCGCATTCATGCCATACGCCCGAAGGATTCACGGGATCCAGCACAGGATAGAACTTGCCAGCAGACGCTACATAACCCAGCGTAAGCTCACCAAGCGAGCTAGGCATGGACTCCTCCAAGGTAGAGGGATCGTAGCTTACAGGCCCGTTGAAGCCCGTCCTATCGTAGTACCCTTCGTGAGGTAGAAGGTACTTTAGATTTCGTCTTCTTAGTGCCCTCCTGGGGACTGATCCAAGGGAAACAGCGGTAGTCGAACTAAGGAGAACATCTCTAATATCATCTACATCTTCACGTTTAAATGTATTCAATCCCCCTCTACCAGTTGTAGTTCCTGGAGACACTGCCCCCATGTCAACTCCACTCCACTCAAAATTGGACAGAATCGAGCCTGAAGTGTACCCTGTTCTTGAATCATCGTTATCTAAACCTAAATACTGATACTTCGCACTTGATGTACTAAAAAAGTCCTCAGAACTGGCTGTTAGATTTACTCTAGTAATTGCATGAGCAGGGGAAAACTCTCTAGCAATTCGAGAGGCTTCATATAAAGCATATCTCCCATCCCCCTCAAGAGTAGTTTTACTAAAATCAAAATCTGTGTCCTTGAAGTTAATAAACAGATGAGAAGATTTGCCATTCCATAAGTTTAGCAAGTTTTTCTCGTAATCAGAAATGCTTAACATTACATCATTAAAATTCGATGGAACTTGCACCGAACTAAACAACATTAAGAATTCGTTTAAGGCCCCTAAATCAGAATCATCTGTAACTGCACTGCTCAAGATAAAGTTTCCAACTTCATCAGCAAAAGAAGGTTTCACTTTAAAGCATTTTAATCTTTCAACTAAGAAATCCACCATGTCCGCAGTAACAGTGCAATCTCTATAGTACTTGACATCCTCGAAAGGAGGCATAGGATAATTGGTCTTGTTTCTGTAATTAAATAAGAAACTTATATCCCCTTCAGGCTTTAGGTATACTGGACGCTCCCCTGTTGAAGGATGTTCCAATCCCGCCATGTAAACTCCTGAACCTAAAACACCAAATCCAGTTGCAGCCTCAAAAGCGTTACTTTCCCCAAATAGTTTAGCATCTTGTTTGTACGCTTGGAATCCAGGACTATCTACGGTATGAACATGAAAAGGCTTCATACCTCCTTGATTTACTATAGTATATCTTTCAGTTGTACATCCATCATTATCTACTACCCATAATTGAGGGACATCAAACTTTTTCCCATGGAACAGAAAATTATCAGGGAAAGATGTGTATAGATCTAATAGTATGCTATCCGTAACCAGTTTAATATTTTCATCTAAGCTACTAGTACTATACGCGAACACTCCTCCCTCTATTGATAATCCAGGAGTCCAAGTATTCAAATCTTTAAATAATGGTGATTCCGTACCCAAAGCATACCAGATAAGAAAAGGGATATAGGATTCCCATAGTTCTTCAACTTTGCCGGAAACATCAAAAATGGAATCGGTGATTAAAGCATTAATGGCAGTTTGAATAGCTCCTAGAGTTCCTGATTGTTTATATAAATCTACTGCTATTCTAAGTTGATGTCGCCATTTTGCGGGGGAAGCTCCTCGAAGCTTAAATCCAATTAAGTCTGCGATATATTGCAGTTGCTCTGAACTTACATTTTCTATATCGTAAATTAGATTAATGTTCTCTACTTGATCACTTAGATCAGCAAACTCATAACCAAGTAAAGTATTAAACTTTCTTTGAGGACCTTTGTTAACTCGATTCTCCAGAATCAAAGATGCATCAATATAATTATCGAATGCAGTTTTTACTGTATAGTCTTGCTGGTCGATATACAGAGGAGAATAAACTACATCTACTAAGGTCTTTAGCGCATCAAGTTTTTGGGTGCCACTTGTATATGTGGGCAGAACCCCCGCACTAGATTCCGTGATTCCATCTAAAGTTCCAGAAATAAAGTCTTCAGGCAAGTATGATCCGAAGGAACAGGTTTCGTTGTTCTTCCACAAATACTCCACAAGACCTCTGATGCCATCAGCAGTATCTAAAGTTCCTCCTAAGTATAAAGAGTTTAGAGACTCTAAAACATAGCTAGATGGAGAATAATCTAAACCTCCATGCGCTGAGGTATTCAAAAAGTAAAACCAGCCCAAAGCGTCAACAAGGTAATTATGAACACTACTTGCGTTTACATTTCCTGTCAAAGAAGAAAGCGTCCCCATATTCGCTTGTAGAGGATTAACCTGGGTAGTTGTAGGAGGGATTATTTTGGGAAGTAGTGTAGCGGATAGGTAATTAGAAAAATCAGAACTTGTATCAAAGTTTGCTAATGTACTTCCTAAAGGTAGTAGAATTTTAGTTTCAAACAGGTAAGAATTGATTTTTGTTAATTCATTTTGCTTTACAAAATATTGAGCTATACCATTTAACTCGTCTAAACTACTAGTCTGAGTATTAGCTACTGCGGATAACGGAATCACACTTGCTATATTTGAAGCAACATTTAAGTGGGAATTAATAACTTTAGACAGGGGACTAACTTCAGTACCGCTTAATTCAAAATCCTTAGTCCTATAAACTTCAGGAGTAATAAGTTCAATTAGTTCTACAAAATTGGTTTTGTAGAATTTTCTAGGATTAGGGGTGTACTTACTATCAGACATTAATCTAACAATTCTATATTTATAGTTAAGTTATTAAGTTGAATAATTTCATTAAAATCAATCGTTATATCTTGATCAATATTATCTATGGTTGAAAATCGCACTTCCTCGACTTCAAAGATCTGTCGGTTTACATCAGCTACACTAAAATCTTCTCCGAACTCTCTATTATCCACATTCATAAAAGTTAAAAGCTTATCTCTAACTTTTGCTTTAATTTGATCTTGATTATCCTCTTCTTCTCTATCAATCCTAATGGTGGTCACTAGGTCCAGAGTTCTAATCAAGCCATCTACAACAACGATGTCATCGGTTGCCATTTTCTTTTTGTTCGCCGCAGAGAGAAGTTCTGTCTTAAAGTTGGTAGTAGCTCTTTGTAACTGAAAATCTGATGCTTTTTCTAAAATGTAAATATCTAAAACATTAGCAGAAGAGTAGGCTTGTCTAGTGGCTGCTGTAGCTTTACCCACGGTCCCAAAACTGCTGATAAAGGTGTTAGCAAATACTGAGTAATCTTCCAAAGTAACTAACCTATCTTGCCGTCTAAAATTTAATGGGGCATATCTTTTTGCATGATCTAAAGTTTCTGCATTAGAGCCTCCAGTGGCTTCAGAAGTGTTTGTAAGACTTAAAGATTGGCCGACCCTAGAGAGTATTGTAGTGTTTATAGAATCTTTACCAATATTTCCCCTA